TTTGTGCCCGACCGTGGAAGCGGGCGTGGCGCAGCCGTGACCTGCTAAAACCGCGCGATCGGCCCAGCACGTTGGACTACTCGGTGCGTCACCGGATCATTCGCAAGCCGGATGGAACGAAAACCCACTGGCTGCCGGATCTCACACCGTACCTGATCCCGATCATGGCGGCGCATGACGATCCGAACGTGACCGAGATCGTGGTGCCAAAGCCGGCTCGCTGCGGCGGCACGGTGGTGGCGGAGAACCATGCGCTCAAGATGCTGGACTACGGCCCCAGCGGCGATGTGATGTGGTACTTGGCTGGGCCTCAGGAAGTGCAATCCTACGCCGACCGCGTACTGCGGCCGATGTTCGAGGACCACGAGGATCTGGCCTCGCAACTTCCCCGGGAAGGCAGCAAGGGCAACACCGCCACGCTGAAACGGTTGGGGGCGCGGACCTTTGAACTGCTGGCCATGTCGGCCAAGACCACGACCAACCGGCAAGCCCGGTACATCGTGTTCGACGAGCCGGACAGCTACAGCCGGGCGTTCCGGTCAAGCTTTCTGGAGCAAGGCCGGCAGCGTCAACGCATGATCGGCACGGGCCGCAAGCTTTACGCCTGCGCTCACCCCGATGTGGGCTGGAGCGGCGGGATCGCGGCGGCCTGGGTGCTGAGCAGCCGAGGCATATTCATCATGCAGTGCCCGGAGTGCGAGGGTCACGCCTCGCCCTATCCGACGCGGTACTGGCCCGAGGTGCCGCGGTTCCGGCTGCACTACCAGAAGGCACCGGAAGGGGCTGACATCGGCGAGCGGCTGCGAACGGCCGAGCGCACCGCAGTGATGGCTTGCCCGCATTGCGGCTCGCTGCTGGACGAAGCGCAGAGGCACGCAATGGTCGATCAAGGCCAATACCTGCACGAAGGGCAGGAGTTCGACATCAAGGCCGGGATCATCGGCGATCCACAGCAGGGCCAGACCTGGGGGTTCTGGATCCATGTGTTGATGTCCAAGCAGGTCGGAATGCCCGAGCTGGCGCGCGAACTGGAGGGCGCGATCGAGCATCGCGAGCGCACCGGCAAGCCGACCAAGCTCAAAGAGGTGCTGGTGAGAACCTTTGGCGAGGTGTTCGAGGGGGCCGGCGAATTGCTCGAGCTCGACGCCCGCTCGCTCAAACAGCGCACCAAAGATCTAGCCGGCGGCGAAGAGCCGGTTCGCTATCGAATGGGCGAGGTTCCGCCCGGTGTGATGTTTATCACGGCCTCGGTCGACGTTGGCGGCAACAAGTTCGATGTAAAGCTGCGTGGCTTCGACCTGCAGCGTCGATCATGGCTGCTCGACCGGTTCACGATCCGGCAGCTTCTGCACAGTGACGGTGTGATGCGCGACATCTCGCCTAGCAGTGTGCAGGACGACTGGAGTGTTTTAGAAGACCAAGTCATCGATCGGCTCCTGCCACTGCAAGGGCAGCCCGATATGGCTTTGCCGGTTGCGGTGACCACGATCGACGCCTCGGACGGTAACGTCACTTGGAAGGCCTATGAGTTCGCCCGGCGGATGGACAAGAAGCGCTGGGGCACCTGGCGCAAGGTTCGCTGCATCAAGGGCGCGACCACTGCAAAGGCGCCGCCGCTGCCCGTGACGCCGACGATCATCAGCCGGGACAACAACGGCAAGGCGATCGAGCCGAACGTGACGCTGCATGTGCTTGGTGTGCATCAGCTCAAAGAGGATTTCCTCTCTGACCTTGCAATTGAGGATGGCGGCCCAGGCCAATGCTACTTCCCAACTGACATGCCGGAGCGGGCGTTCGAGGAATACTTCAACGAAGTGCTGATCGAGGGGAAATGGGTTCGCAACGGGCCTAACGAATCCCTTGACCTTGGCGCCTACACCGAAGCCGGACGCCTGATGCTTCAACCCGATCGCGACACCCTGAAATGGGAGCCGATCGATTCTCGGCCGCCTTGGGCCAGACCAGTTTCCCTCCAACCGAAGGGAGGTGATCCACAGGACCGTGGGGACAGGGAAGGCAAGGCGGCCGGCAGCGAAGCGAAACCCAAGCAATCGATCCTCGACCGGTTCGAGGATCTGAACAGAGGATAGGCCAGGCCGTTTACGTCCGCCTCCATTGGATTGAAGGTAGCCAATGCTCGAAGCAAAGACGATCTATGCCGGAGACAGCGTCGAGCTGGCGCTTGTTGGGCATCGCCTTTCCAACGGCGCTCTGGTTGACCTTAGTGCGGGCTACACTTGCGCGGTCAAAGTGTTTGGTACAGCAATTGACCGTCCCGTAACGGCGCTAGTCGCTGACGAAGATGGCAACCTCAACCGCTACTTCCTGGTCGCTCTGACCGGAGTTGAAACAACTGGCCTTGCAGTCGATGCCTACCCCTATGCTGTAACCATCGCAAAGGCAGCAGACAGTTTCCGTCAAACCGACGAAGGCACGCTGACAGTCATCACCCTGCCCGGCGCTCAGCCTGATCCCGTCGCCGAACTACGCGCCGAGCTCGCCGCCGTCCGTGCCGCTCGAATCGACCTGATGACCGGCAAAGTGGTCCAGAAGATTCGTACTGGCCGGTACGCAACCGAGATGTGGTACGCGACCGCCACGCTGGCCGACTATGACCGGATGATTGCAACGCTGGAGCGCGAGATTGCTGCGGCTGAGGCGGTGGTGGCTGGTAGATCAAAGCGCCGACCTATTGGCCTGGTTTGGAACTGATCCATGAGCGTATTTTCCAGCATCAACGGTTTCGGCCGCGACATGAAGGCGTGGCTGGGCCTCGGCGGCGGATCAGCGTTCGACTCCGGCCGCGCCGATATTCAGGAGATGGCCGGCTGGCACCCTGCCCGCGCGCATATGGATCAGGTCTTTGCCGGCCAAGGCCGCCTGATTACCGACCGCCCCGAAGACATCGATCGCAACTCGGCCTGGTTCAATGGCGCGCTGGACCGCAGCGTTTAATCTATAATCGGAAATGGGCTGCAACCTTGGCCCACCCCGATCTACGACGCGCTAGGCAAGGATATGGAGTGGGCCACCGTGTTCGCGCGCAAGACCCGGGCGCGCTACCGGGTCTGGGCCGAAGACCCATTCTTCCGCTGCGATGCGAAGATGCGCTTCACGCTCGGCACCTTGACCAAACTTGCCTACCTGAACTTCCGCCGCGGCGGCGAGGCACTGGCCGAAATCCGGTACGACGATCGCGGCGCAGCCAATCCGGTCAACCTGCTGCTGATCGACCCGAAGCGGCTTTGTAACCCGCGCGGCACGCCCGACACAGACCCGCTGCTGCGCAATGGTATCGAGATGAATGCGTCCGGCGTGCCGATCGCGGCGCATGTCCTGCGGCGTCACCCGGATGACCCGGCGGCGGGCTTCGACGCGCTGGAGACGACCCGCATTCCGTTCCGAGGCGAAACTGGCACACCTAAGCTGATCCATGTCGTCAATCCGCGCTACATCGAGCAGAGCCGGGGTTTCAGCCGCCTCGCCGAAGCAATGCTGCCGGCCAAGATGCTGGAGCGGTACGACCGGGCCGAGATCAACGCCGCGCTGTTGAACGCCATCATGGCCTTCTTCATCAAGTCACCCGGCACGCCGGATGACTTGGCCGAAGCCATCGCCCCGGCAAGCGACTTCGCCGGCAACGACTTCACCCGGTACATCGACTATCGCGAGAAGAACCCGGTTCGTGCAATCGGCGATGCGGTGATCCGGCAGCTACTGCCCGAAGAATCGTTCGAAGCGGTGCAGCCGACACACCCAAATTCCAACTACCCAGAGTTCCAGAAGACCCAGCTCGCCAAGATCGCGGTGGCGCAGGGCATAAGCTATGCGCAGATCTCGGGTAACTGGGCTGACCTCAACTATTCCAGCGCCCGCGCCATGCCCAACGAGGTGTGGCGCGCGGTCGAGCAGGAGCGCGAGTTCTTCGCCGCCCACTTCAACCAACCCTTGTTCGTAAGCTGGATGGAGGCCGAGGTCGCCCAGGGCACACTTTCAATCCCCGGGCGGCCGGCGCGGTTCTATCGTGACCTCTCGGCGCTCACCAATGCAACCTGGATGGGTCCTTCGCGCGGCACGGTCGATCCACAGAAGGAAGCCTCGGCCCGCAACCTTGAGGAAGCAGCACTGCGCAAGTCACCGATCGAGCACATCCTTGAGGACGGGCGCGATCCATTTGAAGTGCTGGACCAGATCAAGCTGTTCCGTGAAGCGATTGACGAACGCGGGCTTGAGCCGCCGGACTACAACACCAAGGGCTCAGACACCGGCTCAACCGATGGCGGCGGTTCGGGCAGCAACAACCCCGCCGATGGCGACAAGGACGGGGTGCCGAACGAAAAGGCCAAGAAGAAGCCGGCACCGAATGGAGGACAGGGCCAGTGACCAGTTTCCCGCTCTGGACGAGCCTGCTCTACAACGAGCCCTTGGCCATCACGCCGCTGCGCAACGAGGCGCTGTGCCAGGCTGCTCAGCAGCGCCTGACCGGCGCTCTGCCGGAGCGGATCGATGCGACAGTGCTGGACATCAAGCCGCGCGCCTTTGCCCATGAGGCTTCGTCATTCGTCGACGGGAACCACAAACCCTATCCGATGAAGGACGGGATTGCCGTGGTCCGCAGCATCGGCACAACGGTCAAGCGCGCCAGCTTCATGGACGCGGAAAGCGGCCTGATCGGTTACGACCGCGTCGTGGCCCAGATGCGCGATGCCTATCGTGATCCCGATGTCAGCGGCATTTTTTGGGTCATCGACAGCCCCGGCGGCCACACGGCGCGCATGATCCAGGCCGCGAACGAGATTGCCCTGATGGCCCAGGCCGAGGGCGGCAAGCCGATCTACGCCTATGTCGACGAGATGGCGGCAAGCGCGGGCTATGTGCTGGCGAGTGCGGCTGATGTCATTCTTGGCCCGCCATCCTGCCTTGGCGGCTGTCTGGGCGTGATCCTGAACCTGGTCGACAGCAGCAAGATGCACGAGAAAATCGGGCTGGAGCCGATCGTGGTCCGCTCATCTTGGTCCGATCACAAGTCGCTCGGCCAGCCCGGCGAAAAGTTCACCGCCGAAGCGATCGACGGCTACCAGAAGATCGTCGACGAGATGGGCGAGATGATGGTCGAGTTCGTCTCGGCCATGCGCAAGATGACGCCGAAGCAGATCAAGGCGACCCGCGGCGAGACGATGGGTGCAGCCGACATGTTCCGTCTCGGCCTGCTCGACGAGATCTGCTCCGAAGCCGAAGCCTGGGCCTTGCTGAGCGAAGCCACCCGGTCACGCTGACCGAACATCCGAAAAGGAAAGCCATGACTATCAGCCGACGCCTCGCGGCGCATCGGGAAGCAGTCGCGTCTGCGGCCGCCGCACCCTGCCCGCCCAACC